CAATACAAACTAATGCATTAGGAGTTTTAAATTTACTAGAAGCTTGTCGTCAATTTAACCCAAAGATTAAAATATATCAAGCAAGTTCATCCGAAATGTTTGGTAATACTGTAGATGAGGATGGATATCAAAGAAAGACTACACCAATGAATCCTACGTCCCCTTACGGATGCGCTAAAGTAATGGGGTATAATCTTACTAGACATTATAGAACCGCGTATGGTATGCATGTATGTAATGGAATTTTATTTAATCATGAGTCTCCCCGACGAGGATCAAATTTTGTAACTAATAAAATTGTAAAAGGTGCAATTGAAATTAAAAAAGGTCTTAGGGATACATTAGCTTTAGGAAATTTGGATGCTTCTAGAGATTGGGGTCATTCGAAAGATTATGTACGAGCTATGCACTCTATTTTAACCCATTCAGAAGCAGATGATTGGGTGGTTGCTACTGGAGAAAGTAGAACTATTCGAGAAATGTGTGATATTACATTCTCACTACTAGATTTAGATTATAAAGACCACGTTACGGTAGACCCTCGATATTTTAGACCACATGAACTAGATTTTCTAAGGGGTGACTCATCCGAAATTAGAACAAAATTAAACTGGGAACCTACTTATACTTTTAAAGAAATGGTTTCTGAAATGGTCGATCACTGGACCGAAATTCTTTAATATATTATGACATCATTCTTAGACGATATATGTAAACAACTCGACAACGCTGCCATCTTATCTGATGAAAGCAAAATCTACGGATACGTAGACTCGGGCTCTCACGCCCTTAACAAAGTTATTTCAGGAGATTATAATGGCGGTTTCCCCATCGGCTCGATTACAGAGATCTACGGCGAGAGCTCGAGCGCAAAGACGGTGTTTCTCACTCATGCGTTCATTGGCGCGCAAAAGAAAGGATTCTACACCGTCATGGTGGACAACGAACATGCTTATAGCCCTTCCTTCGCCGAAAAACTCGGACTCGACTCCAAAAAGCTAATCTATACCAGTCCAGAATCTTTAGAAGATTGTTTTGAGACTATTGAAAAGGTTATTCTAGCTATTCGGAAGAAAGATAAAGATACTCCTATTATGATTGGATACGATTCTATTGGAACATCTCCTACGAAAAAGGAAATGGATGATGATTTTGGTAAAAACTCAGAAATGGGTGGAGCCCTTAGAGCTAAGGTTGCAGGTCAATGTTTACGAAGAATTAACCCCCTACTACGTAAGTACAAGGCGGGATTAATTATTATTAACCAAGTTAGAAGTAAGGTTGGGGTAATGTTTGGAGACCCTCGCACTAGAGCTGGGGGTGGAAAAGCACTTCTTTACTACTGTGGAACTTCATTAGAGACTACATCAGGTAAAAGTGACCAAATGTTTGATGAGCGTAAAAACCCATTAGGAATTACAGGTACTATTAAAGCCGTTAAAAATAAAATTACTAAGCCTTTTCAAACTTGTGAGTTTAAGCTCTTATATGATAAAGGTATTGCATCAGAGTATGGTTTAACAGAGCAGTATTATAAAGATGGAAAGGCTTCAAAACCTTCTCCTGGATGGTTTTCCTTAGACGACGGTGCTACTAAACACCGTAAAGGAGACTTAGACTCTAAAATAGCAGAGGATTTAAAGAATGAAGATATTTAAATTAGATAAATTTGCAGATTCAAGAGGTTGGAGCTTAAATGATATTTATGCAAAAGCCGATTATGTAATGGGTACCAGTGTACAACTAGGAACTAGCTGTAAAAACGATAACAGCTTTCAAGTTAATTACTCAGTAATAAATCCAGGAGTGATTAAAGCATGGCACAGACACAAATGCCAAGACGACTACTTTTGTATTATTAAAGGTATGGCTCAGGTAGGAGTGTATGATGAAAAAACCGGTAAAGCTGAAAAAATCTTTATCGGGGAGCATAATCCCTGCGTAGTGAGGATTGAGGCAGGAGAATGGCACGGACTAACCGCTATAGGTAATGAGCCTTGCGGACTCCTATATTTTGTTACATGTAAATATAACCCCGCTGACCCGGATGAAGAAAGAGCTGGTTACGCGGAATTTGTAGGTGAAGATTGGTGGAAACCTGAAAATAAATGATAATATATGAAATTTTTATCTGGCTCTGCTCCAGTATAATAGCTGTATGTATGATTATTTGCGCAATCGCCGAATTTTGGGGATTTGAATCAGCTAATGATAATACTGAATATTTGGTCAAACAATCAATTTGGAAGAAAGATTTTGATTCTAAATACGAAATAAAAGACCCCCTACAGTTTGACGATTAATGCCTGTACTTAAAGAAGATTCTACTTGGGAGTGGCATGGAGTACAATGCGCAGGGTGTAAAGAAAAGTCCGAAATTAAGATAAAATTAGGAACTTTATGGAAATCCTCCCAATTTAACAAGAAACATCAATATATTTGTAAATCTTGTAAAAAATCAAAGAAGGGGAAGTAGTAGGGTATATAACATAGGATAAACTTATGAGTCTTTTCGGAAATAACACCATCATTAACTATAATAACACTACTAAAGCAATAGAAGCTGATAGGGAGTTTAAACTATTTGCTGAGTCAAAAATGGCTGACGGATCTTGTGATAAATACACAGGATACTCAGAATCTAAGATTATTGAACTTCTCCGCGAGGAATTTTCTATGTATAAACACGCGGCTCCTAATAAAAAAGGTGAGACCGAGTCTAAGAAATCTAAAATCCCTTCTTTTGAATCTATCCACACAGCCTTAAAATCTCAGGACTATGGTACTATTTTTACAACTCCTCAATCTGATAGAATTTACGTAATTACTAAAGGAACTTGGGGTGAAAAATCTGATAATAAAGTAGTTAAAGGATTTACATTAGCAACTGACATGGATAAAATTAAGAAGTATGCTAAACGTACTAAAGTAAAGCATGGTGGGTCTGCTGTGAATATTTTAAGTAAAGATGAAGTTACTCCCACAATGTTAAAAGGTAAAGGTAAAAACGTAAACCTTAATAAGTTTAAGAAGAAAAAATAATACTATGAATATACACCAACGTAGAAGAGCAGCTAGAGCTGCCGCATTAGAAGCTCAACAAGCCCAGCCTGTAGAGGATGTAAAGCTTACAAAAGCCTCCTTAGGTAAAATGAGTAAAGATGAATTAGAGCAATTAGCTCGAGATTCTTTTAATATTGAACTTGATAAGCGTAAAACAAAAGCTTCTCTTGTTAAAGCAATTTTGAAAGCACAAGGATAATGGCTCGTCCATATAATCCTAAAACCGACCTTTACAACGCACCTCGTATCCAGAAGGAATTTAAAACAATTCTTAAGGATATTGAAGGGGATAGAGAAAAGGCATGGGAAGCATACGAATACTTTAAAGATCTCGTAGAAGCTAATCCTGATGACATGAAAGCCAAAACTGAAATGGTAAAGTGTTTAGAGATTTACACTAATACGCAAAATACAAAAATGAAAGCTTTGGACTCTTTAGTTAAGATTAGAGTTCATTTAGATAAGACTCCTGCTCCTGATAACAAAGCAGAGAATCTAGAAATGCTTTCCTTTGATGATCTAAAACAAAAGAAATATCAATAGTATTTTAAGTGCCGTTTCTCCTATAATATAATATGAGCGAACAAAAATACTTCATTACCTACAGTCAAGCATTAGACTGTTTTGTTAAAGTACGTAAGATAGAAAAAGGAGAAATTGATAAGATATTCTCTGTTCTAGATGATAAACTTTCAGATAGTAATTATAGTATTGAAGAGTTTACTTCTTTTATTTGCGAATCTTTAGTCCATGATTATAGAAATCTATTAAAAACTCATGGTGCTTCTAATTTATTATATGAATCTCTATATTCATGTGTTGTAGAAGTTTATCCTATATTAACTATAGAATCCGCATGTATGCATTTTAATTATTTAACAGAGGAAGGAACTTCTCAAGCTGTTAAAGATATAATTAAAAAAGCAAGTGTGTCTAACTATAATATGGCTGAATTGCAACAAATCCGTGCTAATTTAGAGAAAGATTTAATTGGACAAGAAGCTGCTGTAGAGAAAATGTTTAATATGTTTAAACTTGTAAACTCTGGATTTGAGAGCTTTGGCTCCGCATTTTTTATAGGACCTACGGGGGTAGGTAAAACTCATATAGCAAATCTTATAGCAGAACATTATATGGGAAGTCCTCAAAAGATTTTAAAAATTAACTGCTCAGAATACGCAGGAGCTCACGAATATGCAAAGTTGATTGGAAGCCCTCCGGGATACGTAGGTTCTAATGAGCCAGGAATACTTGCTGGAAAAGCAGAAGAATCTTCGGAATGGGTAATATTATTTGATGAGATTGAGAAAGCTGATACAAAATTACATAATCTATTGCTTGGGTTCCTAGATGAAGGTAGGATTACTGATAATAAAGGCAATAGCTTAGATTTTACAAATTCAATTTTTCTTTTCACTAGTAATGTGGGTATTCACGATAATGTAGGAATTAAAACTGTTGGATTTAATGGTAAGCCTAGCACTTATGAAGGAGCTAAAGAACAAGTGATGGATGCATTTAAGAGAGAATTTGCTCCAGAATTCATTAATCGTATAGATGAAATCATTTTTTTCAATCAATTAACTAGAAAAAACGCAGAAGATATAGCAAAATTGAATTTACGTAATTTACCTATAAAAATTACAAAAAAACTAGTCTCTCATATAGTAGATAATGCATACTCTGTAGAATATGGGGCAAGGAATATAAAGCGCTATATAAAGCAGAATGTAACCCTAAAACTTGCGGATAAAATCCTAAATGGCTCTGAAGCTAAAAAATTCAAGCCCAAATTCCAACAAGGAGAACTCCTTGTAGAAGAAATCTAAAATGTCTACTAAACCTAATACACTTCTCACAAATGCTCGCTTAGCAATAGGCGTAATAGTACCCCTTATTACAGTATTATTCTTCTTTTTTCAATTACAAACAGACATTTTAGCTAACGCTGAACATATTGACCGTAATACTACCTCTATTACAAAAATGGAAAATAAGCTAGAAGGGATGGAAAAAAGTATGAATGAATTAGTAGTAGATATAAGGGTTATGACTGTTCAAATGGATACCATGATGAAGACCATGGAAAGAATGGAAAAGAAACTCGAAAAAGAATAAATATTTTTATTATAATTGGAACTCCTTACACTATAATGGTATAAGGGGTTTTATTTTTGGAAAATTTACAGAATATCACAGGTGTAGTTTTAGCAGGTGGCTTAGGGTCTAGATTAGACCCATTAACAAGAGCTACTAATAAGCATTTACTTCCCGTTTTTGGTGAACCTATGGTATATCATCCAATTCGAACATTAGTAAATGCAGGGATTAAGGATATCCTAATTGTAACTGGAGGTCCTCATGCTGGAGATTTTATTAAAGTTCTTCGAAATGGGGAGGATCTAGGGTTAGATAGATTAAATTATGCTTACCAGGAAGGAGAGGGAGGTATAGCACACGCTCTAGCTATGGCACAATCGTTTGTAGGCTCTAATAAGTGCGTTGTAGTGTTGGGAGATAATTTAATTTTTGAGGACGTCTCACAGGCTGTAAACCAGTTCTCATTCGAGAATGGAGGAGCTCATATATTCACTAAAGAAGTTTCTGACCCTGAAAGATTTGGAGTGGTAGAATATGCTCCTGTAGGAAATTCAATTCAAGATATATTAGAAAAGCCTGCAATACCCCCCTCCAATGACGCTGTTATTGGGCTATACATGTATGATAACACTATTTTTAATAAAATCAATTCGCTTTCTCCTTCAGAAAGAGGGGAATTAGAAATTACAGATATTAACCGAATGTACCTTAAAGAAGGAACTCTCACGTCTCATAAGATAAATGGAGCCTGGTTAGATTGTGGAACTCCACAGTCCCTAGCGGAAGCAAACGCTATAGTGCTAGAAGACTATAAAAATACTCATTAATGGAAAACATTTTAATTACCGGAGGAGCTGGATTTATAGGTTCCCGATTCGTACAGCATATTTACGATGCTACTGACTATAACATCACCGTATTAGATAAACTTACCTATGCGGCTGATAGTGATAGAATCCCCAAAAATATAAAAGAAGATGAAAAACGTTTTAACCTGGTTGTTGGCGATATTACTGATATTTCCTCTACTGACTTGCCTCCTCTTAGTTACATTGTTAATTTTGCCGCTGAGTCTCATGTGGATAATTCTATATCCGATGGTAGACCTTTCGTTCGAAGTAATATCGAAGGGGTCTTCAACCTCCTCGAAGTAGCAAAAGAGCAACCTAAATCGATATTTAGGAAGTTTGTACAAGTTTCTACTGACGAAGTTTATGGGGATATGGAGGATTTACATGGCTCTCCCGAAGCTACAGAATCCTTTTCCTTGAAGCCTTCTTCTTATTATTCAGCCTCTAAAGCCGCTGCAGAAATGTTAGTTTTATCAGCACACAGAACTTTTAATTTACCTTATCTAATTACTAGATGTTGTAATAATTTTGGACCTGGGCAACATGCTGAGAAATTCCTCCCTACTGTTTTTGAGTCTATGAGAAATAATAGACCTATACCTGTGTATGGAGACGGACTTCAAATTAGGGAATGGATTCATACTGACGACCATGTAAGGATAATGACAGACCTTATGAAATCTAACTATATTGCTGAGACCTATAACATCGGCTCAGGATTTTCATATACTAATTTAGAAGTAATTGAGAAAATTTCTGAAGCTTTAGATATGCCTGCTAATATTGAATATGTACCAGATAGGCTAGGACATGATAGAAAATATGCATTAGATTGCAAGAAGCTAACAGCTTATAGAGGAGACAGAATCTTTACACCATTGGAAGTATTTTTACAAAGTGAATCGGGAAATTAAAACAATTTTACTGACAGGAGGTACTGGAACATTAGGTTCAACTCTCCTACCATTATTAAAAGAAGCCGGGTACAAAGTATTCGCACCAACTCATGAACAATTTCCAGTAGAAGATATTATTGGAGTGAGTGAATATTTAAAAGACGATAAGAGATTTGATTGTATTCTTCACTGCGCTGCTTGGACAGACGTTAAAGGCGCTGAAAAACCTAAAAACAAAGAAAAAGTAATAGAAACTAATATATATGGTTGTATGAATATGAGGGTAGCTGCTAAAAGGCAACCTAGAAAAACCAAAATTGTATACATTTCAACCGATTATGTATATGATGGAATGGAAGGAGGTTACACGATTAAATCTAAGCCTAATCCTGGAACATTCTATGGATGGTCTAAGTATGCAGGAGAAGCATATATGGCGCCTACGGATTTGATTATTAGAACCTCTTTCTGTAAAAGGGGGACTTGGGGACCTACAAAAAAGCATTTGCAAGCTGTATTTGAAGATATTTATACTTCTAAAGATTGGGTTGACGTCATTGCACCTAAAATTGTAAAGGCTTTAAAACGTAAAGGTATCATTCATATTGGAACTAAGCGTAAATCATTAGAGAGCTTAGCTAAAGAAGACTATCCAGATATTAATATTATTTCCCACAAAACCGTAAAATTAGGTTATAATTATCCTGTAGATTGTTCGTTGAATTAACCTATATAACACGAGGATAACTTAATATGGCTTACGGCTTACCAGGAACACCAACAAATCAACACACACGCGAATACGGATCACTAACGTCTTCTTCTACAATAATTAACGGAGTAGGAGAATCTGACATGCTCCCAGCTCCGGGAGTTGGATATCATTATAAAGTATGGGGAGTTGTAATGAGTACTGCAAATGCATGTGTAGGATACGTAGAATCTATAGAAGACCAAGCTGATATTTTAACAGGCGCTTGTAAAATGGAAGGTCCTTTGGTCTGTATGCTTCCAGTACCTATGCATATTGCCGATAATACTGGACTCCAGTTTAGAACTATTACAGGTTCTGCTGGTAATTGTATCGCAACTGTTTACTACACTTCTCACCATACGGCACAGTAACCCATGGCAAAGTTCATTGGATATCTTGAAGATGCAACAGCTTCATCTACTATAGTTACCGATATTGCAGAAAGTTTAGATATATCTGGCTTAGTTGATGTGTCCGGAACCTCATTAGATAATATCTTAACTAAAGTTACAGAGTCTAACACAGCCTTAGATACTATTGCAGCTAATGTACTAGCTACTAGCGCAATTTCGATAGCAGGAACTGTTACAACGGCAGCCCCTGTAAACCAAAATGTATCTGGCGTATCCTTAGACGCTATTAAAGTAGCTACAGAAGCAATACAGACAGACGCAGCTGCGATGGAGGTTTTACTGACAGCTATTGATGCTGATACTAATGCTATTAAAGTAGATATCGCTGCTAACGAAGTATTACTTACAGCCATCGATGCTGTACTGGACACTATTAAAGTAGATACAGAAGCTATTGAAACGGCTGTAGAGGGAACTTTAGATGTCGCAGTCCAACCTTCTACCTCAGCATATCTAAGCCATGTATATATTGATTTAGATGCCACAGGAGATAACCCTGCAACTAACACCGAAGTAGTAGCTGCTCCTGGCGCAAGTAATAAGTTGGTCATTTATGGAGTACAGGGGAGTATCGTAGGGTCTGCAGATTCAGCAGCTGGTAATTGGTACTTATCTGATGGAAATACATCCGCAGCAACTACATTATGGACAGGAAGAGCACAAGGACTTACAAATACACAGTTTGAATTAACATTCCCTTATGGTGTAGCACTAACTGCTAACACAGCTTTAAAGGTTACATCTACTGAATCATCTGGACATATCTTTATTAACGCAGTAGTATATTATAGATCAGAGGCAACATAATGGAAAATCAACAAGAATATGCTATACGTATTACTAAGAATGGAGAAGAGATAGCTAAAGATTTTCTTACATTAAAGGAAGCTATGGATTGGGCACAGATATTTGCAGGGGATATATTAGCAGAGATTAATTTCGAAACTTATACAAAATCAAAATTACTCTTAGATTAGTTTCATAATAGGATAAAAAATACTATAATATAGTATGGATAACAATACATCTAAAATCACGGGATTTGTGAAAACAAATTTCTTTAAAATTATGGGAGTTTTTCTAATTATTGGTTTAATCCAATATGCATGTTCCGATAAACAAGAACCTGTAGAAGAAACTAACCCTGCCCTCATTACTGTAATAGACCGCTTCGACGAGAGTTAATCTTTATGCGTAATGTAGAGGAGATAAATCATCCTGAACATTATAATATTGGTATAGAAACTACTGATTATATTAAGTCTTGGGATATGAATTTTGTGGAGGGTAACATCATTAAGTATGTTACTCGCTACAGATATAAGAATGGAATAAAAGATTTACTAAAAGCTAAATGGTACCTTGAAGATTT